CCAATGCACTATAATATTCCCGGAGTTCGTGGTTTTGCATGTACTAAGCAGAATTTTGGTCACAGTTGTCCTATTTGTGATTTGTGCGACCAGCTTCGTTCTACTGGTGAAGACGAAGATTTTGAGATGTTCAAGAAATATGCACCAAAACTACGTGTCTTCTCTCCAATTCTGGTTCGTGGTACGGAACAAGATGGAATTAAGTGGTGGGGATATGGTGGACAGACTCTTTATAAGGAAATTCTACAACTGATGATGGACGATGATTATGGAGACATCACTGATCTAGAAAATGGCTTTGATCTCACCCTGAGTGTTGAGGCAAAGAAACAAGGTCAGAACTGGTCTGATATGAGTTTGCGACCAAAACGTAACCCATCTCCAGCCTATCATGATGCTAAAGAGCTTGACAAAATGCTTAAAGGTCTTCGTAATTTCAACGATTGTCCTCCAATGAAGGAAATTGAGAATTCTGAATTGATCAAATATCTCCACATTATTGGTGGCGATGTTAGTGATCAAGAACCTCAAGAAGAGGCAAGGGAAGAGCCTAAGCAGGAAGCGGCATCAGAGCCACAGGAAAAGCCAGAAGGCCAAGAAAAGCCACAGGAAGCGGCATCAGAGCCACAGGAAAAACCCCAAGAGGATACGCCAGCAGTGGCAGAAACTCCTGAGGCTGGATCTGATGAATTCAAGGCGAAATTTGACAACTTCTTTAAAAAAGACTAATAAAAGGAGTCTGTCATGGTCAAGAAACCAACTGGTGAATTAAAGGTTGTTGCTGGAACTGGAACCTTGGTCGACGGAACAGTTGTAAAGATTGATGGAGGTGACACCATCGAAATAGATGGTGTCACTTACTGCTCTATTGGTCCTCATTTGGCCAATAATAAAATCAGTCCTTTATCTGTTTTTGTTGCAGAAAAACATTTTCAGCAATTATCTGTTCCGGGAAAACACTATAGATATAATGTAAAGATAGAAAGAGTAGAATATATGAATGATTCTGTTGTCGAAAAAACGGAATCAGACATTATAATAGATGCCTGTTCAACAAAATTTGACATTGCGATGCTTTTAAAAAGGATCGATGATATGATTAAATTAAAAAAAGGAGATTAGTTTGCCAACCGACAAATATGCAAGTGACATAGTGAACAAGTTAAATGACGAAAGACCAGAAACAGCTTGTTTGATTGGAAAGGGTGGAGCTGAGTCTATTGTATCCGATTGGATTTCTACTGGATCTTTTCCTTTAGATATTAAAATATCAAACAAAATTGATGGTGGAATTCCTGTTGGCAGATTGACTGAAATTAGTGGAAACGAATCAGCAGGAAAAACACTATTATGTTACAATATTGTAAAAGAAACACAGAAAAAAGGAGGATTGGCTGTATTGATTGATACAGAACACACTGCATCAATTGAAACTATGAAACAAGCTGGAATTGATGTCGACAATCTAGTATATGTTCAGCCAATTTGTATTGAAGATGTCTTTAGAACTATAAAAGATATCTTCGATTATGTTGTTTCTGAAAAGAAAAATACAGACAAATTAGTTACAATCATTTGGGATTCAATTGCTTCAACTCCATCTAGAGCAGAATTGGAAGGAGATCCGGAGCAAAAATTTTATGCTGCACAAGCACTGGTTATCAGTCAAGGTATGAGGATGATTGTTCCATTTATTGGCAAATATAAAGTTTGTTTGGTGTTTGTTAATCAGTTGAGACAAAAGATGGGAGTTACATATGGAGACAACCAAGTAACTCCGGGTGGAAAATCTGTTCCATTTTATGCTTCTGTCAGGATTAGATTGACAAAATATGGAAACATCAAGGGGAAAGGTACTGCAAGTGAACCAGTTGGACAGACAGTGAAAGCGAAAGTAACAAAGAACAAAACTGCACCACCATATCGCACTGCCGAATTCAACATTATGTGGGATAAGGGAACTGGTGCTTATGTTGATGATCCTGCTGGTTGGTTAGAACTAGCAAAATCGATTGGAATTGTAACAGTTTCTGGCGGTTGGAATTCATTGCATTTGAATGGCAAAGATAAACCAATGAAATTTCAGGGCATCAATGCGTGGTCTGAATTACTAGCGAATACGGAGATCCACGAATATGTTAGGGGTGAGATTGACAGGAAGTTAATCATAAGAGGCGATGAATAAACAACTAATGAGAATAGCAACGAGACACAAGAAGCAAATAAAAGATGGAGACACTAGAATATTATATGAAATGTTGAAAAGAGACTATCACGATGAGGATCATGCCCCAATAAAAGATGAAAATATAGGAAAAATCATTTCATTCGAAAAGTATATTGATGAATTTGATGATGTGTTGTCAAAAGCACAGACATTTTGTGAAATAAATGGTAGAATTGGTGGAAAACATAAGTGTTATAGATGTGGAATGTCTTATCACGATATGGAAAGAGCTGATCTTTGTTGTAGGAGATTGATCATTAATGATTGTGAAAGAGGAATAAACAAATACAACGAATAGGATGAAAAATGAGTTTGTGTTATAGATGTGAAAAAAGAGCATTGTTTCTAGAAGATGGTCATGCGCCAAGACATGAATGTAAACAGCATGGACATTCTTTAAAAATATGCTATTGCTATGAACCAGTAAAACCATGCACTTTAAGAAAAACTGAACAAGAATTGTTGCGTGAAATTGAACGACCAGCATTAGGACCACCAATGTTGGCTGCTCGTATGCAATTTGATAGTGTTGGCAATTTTGAATATAGTGTTGGCATTGATTTGGCTGCAGAAGGAGTGGAAAGTTATACACCATATTGGACTCCAAAAAAGGAAGAGAATAATGTTGAATAAAAAATGTGAATGTCACGAGTGGATCGTCGAACACACAAACACATCATTCGACGTTAGAATATGCAAACATTGCAAAAAAGAAGAATCATATGACAACATAAGAGAATGTTGGGTTCCATATGATAAGGACAAGAGAGTATTGAAGGGATGAAAAGAATACTTTTGATTGATGCGTTCAATCTTTTTATAAGATCTTTCACAGTTGTAACAAAGATGAATGACCATGGTGACCACTATGGAGGAACATTTGGTTTTGTTCGCGCTATTAGAGGATTAATTGATGAAATTCATCCAGATACTGTTATTGTGTGTTGGGATGGAGACAATTCTGGTTTAAGAAGAAAAGAAGTTTGCAAAGAATATAAAGCAACGAGAAATACGAGAATATGGAAAAGAGGAAGATTAAGAGCATATGATTTTTATTCAGAAGATGAAGAAAAGAATAGTTTTAGATTTCAATATAAACTTGCCATGGAATTTACAAAATCACTTCCAGTCCATCAAATACGAATTCCTTTTGTTGAAGCAGATGATGTAATTGCATATTTGTGTAAGACGGTCGACGATGCCAAATTTGTGATATATTCATCTGACAAAGATTATTTACAGTTGTTGTGTGATGATGTCGTTACATACAACCCATATACCAGAAAAATATATAACAAATATAATTTTGAGGAAGAACATGGATTTTCTCATGAAAATTATTGTTTAACAAAAGCAGTGGTTGGAGATAAATCAGATAATCTTGATGGAGTATATGGTGTTGGAGAGAAGACACTATTGAAATTGGCTCCGGGATTAAAACGTTCAATTTACAGTCTCGATGAATTTATGGAAATTATCAGATATGCTACAATGCATAGACCTGATGGATATACAGACAAACAGTTTGCAAAATATCAAGCAATGATAGACTACGAAGAGGCAATTAGAATGAATTATAGATTGATGAAGTTGGACGAATCATGTGTTAGTCATACAGCAAAATCTGATATATTATTGGAATTAGACAGAAAGATTAGGTTCAACAGGAAAAACATCAAAATGCTAATAATAAAACACGCATTACAAATGGTAGTCAGAAATGAAGAGATGTGGTTATCTCCATTTAACTATTTAAACGTACCGCAAGGCAAAGTATGAAAAATCAGTCTTTTTCTGTTTTTGGAGAAAAATTCCAGCTTGACCTAATTTGTTGTTTGTTGAATGATGGGCTGTACCTTAGGCAACTGCAAGAAATTCTGGACATTGATTTTTTTGAAAATGATTCTTTAAGGATTGTTGTAGATTTAATAAAAAAACATTTTCACAAATATGGACAAGCACCATCAGTTGATTCTATCGAAACAACCACTAGAGTCGATGTTGAAGAAAGAAGCAGAAATGACATATTGCAACTTCTTGAGATCATTAGAGAAAACAAAGAAATTGACGAAGATTTTGTAAAAGATAGAGCACTTGATTTTTGCAAACAGAGAAGAGTCGTTAAAGCAGCATTGCAAATGCCAGATCTTATTGAGATGGAAGACTATGAAAATGTCAGAAAGGTTATGGAGGATGCTTTAAATGCTGGAACATATGAAGATCTTGGCCATGACTATATTGAAGACGTTGATGACAGACTAAAAATGGAGTTAAGAAGAGCAATTCCAACAGGAATGAAGGCTCTAGACGAAAAGTTGAAGGGAGGTGGTCTTGGTCCGGGTGAAATTGGTTTTGTTATGGCTTTTACTGGTGTTGGCAAAACTAGATCTTTGGTTAATTTTGGTGTAGAAGCATTAAGAAACGGAGATGATGTCGTTCATATTACTCTAGAACTTTCTGAAACCTATATAGCGAATGTGTATGACGGGTGTATGTTTAATGTTCCATCACAGGAGATTTATGCATACGGCA